TGCGCGTACGGCGACGGGTTCATCACCGCGCCGGTCATCGGGTCAATCTCGTAACTGTCCTGCGCCGCAAGATCGCTCATGCTCATGACGCAAACCCTCCACCGCCGGGCGGGCGACGCTGCGCCTGCTGCGACATGCGGAATTGCGCGGCTGCACGCCGCTCGTCAGCGCGCGCGGCCATGTCGGCGCGCCTGCTCATCGCAATCTGCTGGGTCATATCGGCCTTCTGTCGCGCGGCCTGAATGTCCGCACCAATCTCGATCATGTTGGCCTGATGCTTCTCGCGGTCCTGCATCGCCTGCTGATTGGCTTTCGAGACGTCGATGAATTTGCCTTCCTGCTCCTGCTTCAGCTTGGCCATGTCGTATTCGCGCTCGGCGGCAAGCTTCATCTTGGCGTGCTCGTCCTTCATCTTCAGTTCCGCGGTTTGCAGCGCGGCGTCGGTCTTGTTCTTCTCGCGCTCGCGCGCGTCCTTCATCTGCTCGATCTGCAGCGCGGCCTTGTTCTGCGCGGTCGCCGGGTCATCGCCGCGCGGCGCGCTCGCCTTCTCCGTCATCTTGTCAACGAAGTCATCGATGGAGCCTGACAGGCTGCGGCCAGCGCGGAACGGTGCGGTCGCAAACTTGAGCACCTCACCGCAGAACACTGCAGTGTCAGGCGCAACGTTGATCATCTGCGTGAGTTGCGGCAGCAACTGCGCAAGCACGCCGATGAATTCGGAGCGGCGCTGCTTCTCGGCGTTCTCATCCATCTGGATGGTGCTGTCGGTCTCGATGTCGAGCACGAACGAGCGCGCGCGATTATTGCGCAGGAAGGTGAGCACCTGCTCGACGGTCGGCTTTGCCATCACCTTCGCGATGGCTTCCTGACCGGCTTTAATCGCCTCCTGACCCTGCTCCATCATCTGACCCGCTTGCGGGTTCTGCTGCATGGCCTGCTGAATTTGCGGGTTCTGTTGCGCCATTTGCAGCATCTGCTGCTGCTGTTGCAGTTGCGCCTGGAGCTGCTCCACCTGCATGCGCTGCATCTCGCGCGTCGGCAATTGCGTCTGGCTCATCTCGATCATGGTCACCGGGTCGAATTTTTCGGTGATGATCTCGGCGGTGATGCACACGAGGTCGCGCGCAACGCGCTCCATCTCCATCTGCTTGTCGCGCACACGCGTCGAGCCGTACTGCGTTTTCAATTGCTGCGCGCCGAGCGTCTCGCCGGGATCGGTCGCGCCGCGCATGATGTCGGACAGCCCCATGATCTGGTAGATGTCCTGAATGATCTCCTTGCGCACCGCGATGCAGGTCTGGATGGTCGAGGCAATCTCGGCGATGGGCAACCAGATGATGACCTCTTTCGAGCCGCCGAACGCCGCCCAGTTGCTGATCGGCACGAGCATGCGGCCGGGCGTCTTGGCGCGGATCGCGGCCTGGACCGCGTCCCCAAGCTCGGCGCCGCCTGCCGGATAGAAGCCTTTCGCTTCCAGCGCATCGCTCAGCGCATGGATGCGGCCGGTGAGCAGGTTCAACTCATCGAGTTGATCCTTGTATTGCATCACGTCGGGCACCGGCACGAGGCTGTTCGGCTGCGTGGTGGCGTAGGCCGGGCACGGGCATGGAAAGTAGCTCGACAGATCGAGGTGCGGGTCGTCCTCATCGAGGATGTCCTCGCAACCTTTTGCGACCCACACGACGCGACGTTCGGTCTTGCTCCAGATTTCCCAGAACTTCGCGCGCTCGCGATTATCGGCGCCGCCAACCTCGCGCGTGTCGCGGTCGACCTTGTACTCGGCCTGCTGATACGCATCGCCCGAATATTTGTAGAAGCGGTCGCGCGCCTCGGAGCGCGTGAGATAGCCCGCCGCCGCGACCCAGGTGACCTCGCGCCAGTTGCGGCTGATCGAATGCAGGAAGTCGCGCCGGTTGAGGAAGTCGACGCAGACGCGCTCGCTGTCGTAGTAGCTGCCGCTGTCCTTGCCGCTCTCATAGCGGCACCAGGGCACGCCGCGCCCGATCAGCGCGACGTCATCGCGCACCAACAGCATCAAGTCCTGAATGCGCGTGAGGTCGAACGAGACCGTGCAGCAGCGTTCGAGGAATTCGGATGCGGCGTCGTAGACCGGGCGCCGGTCCTTGAACTTCGGCACCACCACCGGCTCGGGTGGCGTCGCGTAGATCGCGGGCTTGATCACCTCGCAGTTGGCCCAGAACATCTGAAATTCTTTATCGCGCGCGCGCGCCGCGAGCCGTTCGAGGTTGGCGTAAAGCTTCTCGATGCGGTCGCAGTGGTCGTTCCACTGTTCGAACGCGCCTTCGCTTTCCTCCAGCAGGTTCAACCAGGCCTTCGCCTTCTTCGGCTCGATGGCGGGGTTGAATTCGAAGTCATCGAAGCGTGCGTCGTCGTCGCGCGGCGCGTTGCTACCCGGTTTGGTGTCAGACATTCTCGTCCTCCGGGTAGTCGGGCTTCTCGAGGAAGCGCACGCGCGGCAGCGTGATCGGGCGCGGCTTGCAGAGCGCGGTGCGCTTCCTGCCACCGATGGTGTAGGCGGTGTCGCGTTCGGTGTCGGCGCGCCGCATCAGCACGCGTTTGGGATCGCGCGGCGTGGTGCGCTTGAACGGATTGTGTGAAGCCTCTGCGCGCATCACGGCCCCCTCGGCAGTGCGAGCGCGGCGGGACAACTCGCCACCGCGTTTGCGAGGTTGGCAATCAACTGGTCTTTGCGCTCGCTGCTGGTGCGCTGCGCGCCTGCGACCTCGCGCAGGATGTAGATGCCCGTCGCCAGGAACAGCACGTTGATGACGATGAGCGCGACCGCGAGCGGCTGACCCTTGAGCGTTTCGAGCACGCCGGTTGCGACTTTCGCGGTTTCGCCGATGGCGTTCACGTCCGTCTCCCGGCGCGCGTGCGCGCCTCGCGCACCTGCTTGTGGATTTTTGCGGGCGTCGGCAGACCCTTGCGGGGGATGGTCGAGCGCGTGACGTGCTTCGGCGGGCGCTTGCGGTGGAGCTTCATTGCATCACTCCGCTGAAAACGATCATGGCGAGCACGCCGAAGATCAGCAGCATGGTGACGGTGATGGTGGTCTCGTCCCAGAACCTCACAGCACGATCCCCCGGCTGTATTCCTCGGGCGGCGGCGGGATCACCCAACCCGAGACGAGTTTCGGCTCGGGCCGCTCGGGGCGCGCTTGGCGCTGCCAGGAGAGCGCGAGGTAGCGGAAGCTGTCGGCGGGGTGCGAGGTCCAGTCATGCACGGCGTTGGCGCGGAAGGCCTTCTTCTCGTCGTCCCATTCGCGCCGGTACTGTTCGAGCGCGTCGAGGCCACCGGTCTCGCAGCGCGGATGAAACACGCACAGCGGCAGCGTGCGGCGCACCGCGTTGCGCCCGTCCTCAATGCTCGCATTCGGCACCAGCATCGGGCGCAGCCCGAGCGACATCATCGTCTCGATGCGCGTGCGCCCGGTGCCCATCTCCTTGACCTTGGCGTCGTGCGGCACGTAGTCGTTGCCGTGCTTCCAGCCGTGTTCGCGGTGCTTCTCCGCGATCTTGTCGCGCCACGCCTCCAGGCCGATGCCGCTCGTCGCGTGGTGGTCGAGAACAAAAATCTGCGCGCCGACCGTCTGGAACCACCAGATGCTGGTGTCGTCGGTCATGCCCAAGTCCCACGCGCGGTGGACGGGCAGATCGGGCAGCGCCTCGATGTCGAGGACACGCCCCTCGGCGCGCAGGCGCGCCATCTCGAACGCGTAGAAGGCGCCGAGAATGGCGGCATTCCAGTCGCACAGGTACTCCTGGCGAAACTGCGCCGTGCCGACGTCCTCGCCGTACAGCGCCTGATACTCGGCGAGCGCCTCGTCCAGCCGCTCCTGCGTCAGCGCATGCGTGTCGAGCGCGGTCAAAAGCTCGGAGAACCAGGACGAGGTGTGCTGCGCGTGATCGAACAGCGCTTTGGCGTGGTTGCGCCCGCGCGGCGTGGTGATGAACGCGGCCCAGCCGTCGTTCTCCTCCAGCATCGGACGGTGGTAGGCCCAGGCTGACGGGTTCGCGAGCGCCCACTCCGAGTAGGTGATGCCGGCAACGCCAGCACCCACGGTCGCGTCGTAGCGATCAGAGCCGATGATTTGCCACGTCGAGCCGTTCACAAAGCGGATGAACATCTCGTTGTCGTTGGTGCTCTCGCGAATATGCGGCGGGAACGCCTCGTCAATGCGCCGCTTGCCGGTGTGCGCGTTAATCGCCGTCCAGATCGCCTTGCGACCCTGGAGAAACTCGGGCAGGCAATGCCAGTAATTCCCCGTGCGCTTAAAAGCCGCGCAGGACGCGTGATGCAGGCAAATCTCGTCCTTGCCGGCACGCCGATGCCACACCGCCATCGCGCGCTTGCCGCCGGATTGCAGGTGGTCCCACAACGCCATCTGATGACCGCGCGGGAGCCAGCCGTTGTGCGGGAGCGTGATGTGCATCAGGCGGCCTCACTGATCAGGAGACCAGGGGCGCCGGGTGTTACACTGGAATTTGCGTGAGCCTCGGCGATCACCTCCCGCGCCGCGTTGGTATCCTTTCCGACAAAGTCCCCCGGAGGGTTGCCCCACCCCTCGCCCTGGAGCCTCCCTGCCGGGCCTGGGGCGGGCGCACAGCGCGTCGCGTGGGGTGGCGTGGGTGATGGCGCATCCGTGCTGCGCCCATCGCACCAGGGAGCTTGCCAGCGCGCAGCGTCAGAGCGAGCCCGAGGCTGTGGTGTAGTGCCGAAGTAGTGCCAGACCTGGCAGTCGATGAGAGAAACCGCTGCAGCGCAGGCGTTATTGCGTTCGGTCGTACATTGACCAGGAATGTTTGACGTGAGTTGACCAGTCATTGACCGTCACCCGTGGTCTCGCGCGGCACCAGGGTGATCACCTTCGCGTCGGCGCGCGGCGCGGCCGGCGCGTCGAGCGGCGCGCTGCCGTCGCGGCCGGCGTTCTCGACGATGTGGCGGATTACGACCTGGATCGCGCCCTCACCGTCCTCGCCAGTGTGCGTGGTCGCTGCGCGTCCCCAGCCACGGTCGAGAATGTGCACGCTCGCCGCCACCCGTGCGCTCTCGTTCTCGCCGTTGAGCGCAATTCCGCACAGCGTGCGCAACGCCATTTCGGTGTGCGCTCGCGCAAGGGCCCGAATATTCTGAGGTGCTCGCGCCATTTACGGCTCGGGTGTGGTGTTCCGTTTTTTCGCGGGGAGCAACGCGAAAAAGACGCGCGATTTTAATCCGCGTCAAGCCTTAAAACCGCTTCGTGCTAATGGTGACGGTGTGTCTGTCACTTTCTATAACATACGATAAAAAGTAAAAGTATAAGGTACTATAGAGCGGGCCGACACAGATCGTCACTATCGACACACGATGACGGTTATGACGGTTCTCGGCGTGATCTTCTCGCAACACACATAATGACGGTGTGACGATTGGTGACGGTTATCCTGCAATCTTCTCCCACCATCGCCCACGTCCTGAACGCTTGGCTGTCCATCCGCGCTCGCGCAGGATCGAGGCGATACGCAGATTGTGCTCCTGGCGCATCTGGCCCTCGGGAATGAACAGCGCTTCGCGCGCGACCTCGGCGACGGTGACGCGCGAGCGCTCGGCGACGAACACGTCGATACGGTCTTCCCAGATGTCGCCGGCATAGCGTGCCGCCTGCTCAGGCTTCAGGAACTCGCGCTCGAACTGCGCGTCGGGCCACCACGTTCCGTGGTTGTTGTAGTTGTCGACGGCCTCGGCAAAAAGCTGATCGCGGTTCAGGGCGAGCAGCCCGAGATCGATGCGCCCTGTGATCCCCGTCTTCACTGGCCAGAAGCGCCGGCCGCCGGTCGGGTCTTTCAGGTATTGGTCCTCGTTGGTCGTGCCGACGAAGACGCACTGGCGCGGCTCCTGCACCTCAAGGCGCCCATGCCAGGGGCGATAGCGTTCGGTCGCGCGGCTGACGAACGACTTGAGCAGCGTCGCCTCGGCGCGGTTCAGCGCATGCAATTCGGCAACCTCAATCAGCCACTTGCCGCGCAGATGCTGCGAGACCTCGCGGCCGCTGGTGATGTCGGGCAAGTGATCGCTGAACCATTCACCACCGAGCACGCGACACGCACTGCTCTTGAGAATGCCCTGCGGGCCCTCCAACACCAGCATGTGATCGCTCTGACATCCAGGCCAGAACACGCGCGCCACCATCGCGGTCAGGAACATGCGGCCGATGTGCTCGTTGCGCTGGTTCAACTCGGCACCGAGATAGCTGGTCAGCCACACATTCAAGCGCGGCACGCCGTCCCAGATCACCGCCTGCAAATAATCGATCACCGGATGAAAGCGGTTCTCGCTCGCGCGATTGTTCAACGCGTTGCGCGCGTCCATGAGGCCAATACCGGGCATGCCATTCTGCTGCAGCCATTCGTGCAGGTCACCGACATCCGCCTCGGTCACCCAGCGCTTCGCCGTGTCAATGCGCCCAATCTCGTGCCGCATCACCGGAGCGCGCGCCATCTCGTCATAGGCATACGCGTCGCGCAGGGCCGGATCGAAGCGCAACGCCATCATCGCATTCGCATAGTTCGGGATCGGCTTGCCCTTGCCGTTGAGCGCACAGCGCGTTTGCCACTGCGTGTGCGTATGAACGTCAAAGCGCAGAACGTTGTCCTCGTCGTCGTCATGGGTCATGCGTCCGCGCCTCCAGGATTGAGCGCGTCCCAGCCCTCTGCGATCAGCAGGTCGACCAGCGCGAGGCGCAGCAATTCGGCGTCATGATACACAATCATGGTCGAGCGCTTGTCGGTCGTGGCCGCGACAATCGGCTCGAAGTACGCCAGCGCGATCAGATGCGACACGCTGTGCGCGCGCTTCACATGCCGGCGCGCGAACGCGTACGGCTCATTCGGCTCGGCCTTCTCCTCACGCTTCTTCTCGCGCAGTTTCAGGTCAGCGGTCGCCGCCTGCACGATGTTCGCCGGCTTCAGCCGCGCCAGCGTCGTGCCGTGCTCCACCAGCATCGTGCCCTCGCTCATGATCCCCTCCACGTTCGAGTATTGCCGCAATCGTTTCCACAACCGGCTCGATGTTCTGCGGATCACGGATGCGAACCTTGATGACGAGTTTCATGCGGCTCTCACGGCAACATCCATCGCCAACGCGTGATGCAGCCGGCGCTTCAGATCGAAGATGTCGTGCAGCAGCGCCTGATCGGCCATGTGCATCGGGTCGCCGAAGCGCGTAATCAGCGGACACCCGCGCTTGACGGCGCCGGCCTCCAGCCAGCCGCGCAGGCTGTGAAAGCGATCCTTCTGATAGACCAGCACGTACGGCAGATGGTCCTTGGCATCCGGCTTGACGATGAGACACCCCCGCGTCAGGTCCGTCGAACGAACCTCCGCAAGGTCGCCGACATCGATTTGATCGACGGGACCGACATGCGGGCGCCAAAACAGATTGAGACCGATACTCGCCGCCATCTCGCACTGCGCGCCGCGCACGTGGCCCCAGGTAATCTCAGGGTTCGCGGTCGGACCAAGCCCGCCCCTGCGCTTGTCCTTGGCCGCAGCGTCCGCGCGCGCGAGGCCAACGGATTTGGCCCACTCCATCTCGAACACGGTCAGCGTGAGATCGATGCTCCTCATGCGCTCACCACCGCGCGCACGATCCCAAGATCGCGCAGCGTGCCAATCGCATCATCGAGGTTGTCGGTGCACAGATACGCGCAGCCGCAACGGATCAGATGCAGCGCGACGTTCGCCTGCTCGTCGGTCTGGTCTTCGCCGCGTCGCTTCAGTTCAAGAAAGAACACGCGGCCAGGACCGACAAAAATAAAATCCGGCCACCCAGGCTTCACCCCCATGCGCTTCAGCCTGCCGGCGGTCGCCGCGCTACGCTTCTCGCCCATCGGCAGATGCGTGAACATCCACCCCGGCATGATCCAGCGCGTGACCAGATCGGCAATCGCACAATGGAGCGCGAACTCCTTCGGCGAAGCGCGACGCACGCGACGTCCACTGAACAGCCCAAGCTGTTTTTGCATGTCGCTTGCCTCAGGCTGCGACAGTGTCGGCGATAGGTTCTTGCTCGGTGGGGAGATCGGAGAACGCGAACAGCGTCAGGTCGGCCACGCAGCCGTGCTCGAACAACAGTTCGCGGATCAGCCGATAGTGCTTCGCGGGGAACTGACCGGCCTGCTTCCAATTCCACACGCTCGACCGGCTGGAGCGCGTGAGAGTGGCGACGCGCTTGGTGCCGCCCAGCACGTCGACCACTTCGCTGAACGAAGCGAGAAAGCGCGTGATCCCATGAGTTGTCATCATGGGAACGGCATCACGGTAAGAAAAATGGGCGCAGTCAATTGGGTATATTTTTGAACAAGCAATATTATAAAGTGGGCAATCCAATCACGAACGTGTGATCCATTCCGTGAACAATCGTGATAATGCCCATTTCCATTCTGTAATTTATTGCAATCTCGACGCTATTTCGAACGGTTCTTGTCATAATACGATATTACCTCCAACTTGGCTTAAAGTCCTACTTCACATTGTTGACACACGGGAAATGCTTGAGTAGTCGCCACTACTTAGCGCTGGTGGGCGCAGTCAAGGCGTGAAAGGCGCCACTTTAGGACTGTCCGGTTCCGGGCATATGGCCTTGCCAACTAATTCAACCTGAGCGTAGATTTTATCCGTCGAGAACGAACAATAAATGCGACCTCCAGGGCCGACCAAGGCACTTTTAATCCCCGGCCCCGTGCCGCTGCTTAATGTCCAATCAAATGTACAGAGTGCCCTTAAGTCAGGGGGAAGGCGGAGGCATGAGTATAGCCTTAAACCCAGCGCGCGAGCGTTACGTGACGGCAAGTCAGTTCGACATCGTCTGCCACGGCACCGAACAGGAACGCTACCGGCTCTGGCAGGAATGCGTCGGCGAGATCGAGCACGAAGACCTTTCGGACAACATGCCGGTCCAACTCGGCAAGCACTGCGAGGGCTTCATTCTGGACTGGCAGCAGCGCGCGCTGCGCCAGGAGATCACCGAGCGCCAGCGCTTCGTCAAACACGCCTCCTTGCCCTTCGCTGCGACGCTGGACGGCTATCGGGCGCATGACGACGCGGTGATCGATGCGAAGACCTGCAACCCGTTCCGCGACCGGCGTGAGATTGTCGTCCAATACAGTCCGCAAATCGTCATCCAGATGCAATGTCGCAGCGCAGCGCGCGGCATCCTGGCGGTGCTGCGTGGCTTCAATCTGGAGGAGTTTGAGGTCTGCGTTGATGCCTCATACACGCGCGAAGTGATCGAGCGCGGCCTCGCCTTCCATCACTGCGTCGCGACCATGACGCCGCCGCACGCACTGCCCGAGAAGAAGCTGGTGCCGCCCGAGCTTTGGCGCACCGTCGACCTTGCCACCACCGTGCCGCTGCCGAACTGGGGCGCGCCCATGATCGAGAACATGCGCCTGTGGTCCGACACGCGCGACGCCAACCGGCTGCACGAGCAATCGAAGAAGACCGTGAAGGAGATGCTGCCCGACGACGTCGGCGCGGTGCTCTACGGCGACATGAGCGTGCGTCGGTCGAAGAACGGCGCGGTCACGATCCGCGAGAAGGAGTTTGCGCTGTGAACGACACCGCCAATCTGCCTGTCGTCGCGTCGCCGCCGACGTCACTGCAATGGCCGGTCAATGCGCTGGAGCGCAT